GACTAAGAGAAGATCTTGGCATCTCTATGAGGTCTAATTGGGAAGCTAATATAGCCAGGATATATAACGCATATAAAATAGAATTTGAATTTGAACCAAAGGTTTTTACTTTTCCAATCAAAAGACGGAACAAAAGGATACACTCCAGATTTCTATTTGCCAAAGGTTGATGAGTGGATGGAAGTAAAAGGTTATCTCGACGACAAGAGTAAGATAAAGCTTAAAAGATTCAAAAGGTATTATCCAGATGAGTTCAATAAGCTTACTTTTATTTGTAGCAAGTATTCTAGTGCAGCAAAAAACTTTGCTCAAGAGATTCAAATACCTCAAGTAGTCTTCTATGAAGACATAAAAAAATTTTATATGGACAAGATTCCATATTGGGAAGGCAAGTAATGTCCAATTATAAGGAGCAATACTACAATTTAGAAGAGAACGAAATGCAAGAGCTGATAGCTAAGGCAAAAAAGGGTTCAGAAAAATCACAGCAGGAGCTGTTAAAAGTTTTTAATAACTTTTTAACTAAGTACGTAACCATGTTGTATCATGGAAAATACAACTTTAACGACTATGACATAAGAAGATTCATGTCTCTTTTTGTGAAGGATAACTTTATAAGATTTAATTTAATGAAGAACAAATTGAATCAGGCCGGATACAAACATGTAAACGAATGTATGCGACGGAATAAACTATATGACAAAAAGATACTGCACGGATGAAGATGTCAGGCAGACAGTTCAAATGACATTCTTTCAGTGCATCAGCAGGTATGAAAAAAAGGATTCAGAAAAAGGACCAATTCCTTTTAGTGCATTTCTTTACAGCTACTTCTTCTACCTTCTTAAGAAGAACGTGGATACATTCTTGATTGACCAATTAGGAAGAAAAAGTTTTCCATTGTATAATGGTAGTGATTACAACGATGAAGATGGAAACTCTGCTCCCATACAAGGCGTTAATATCGATCAGATAGATTATGCTGTTACAGATTTAATCTTTTCTGACAACGTAGATGAGTTTTGGATTCTAGGAGAAGATACTCAGCCACCATTCTGCTACCTAACTGTTCAGGAAAGGCAACTAATAAAATGGAAGTATGTAGATGGAAAGAAATCTTCTGAAATAGCTGCTAAGATAACAGAGCATCCAAATACTGTTAGAGAACATATCAGTAAAATCAAACTAAAAATAAAAGAAATATTATTTTCAGAACGGAATGGAAGAGTTCCTTTTGATTACAAACATAGAAAGAGAATGAATTGGATACCAACGACGATCTATTAAATGGTCTATTTAATTTTTTAAATCCTCAGCTACAGGAGATAGTCAATGCATTCTCTAAGTCGGAAGATTTAGATAAGTATTTTATAGAAATACCAGACGCAAATTATGTAGACCTAACTATCAATGATTTAGCTTCTCTGGTTGCTAGATCGTCTAACGTCTACGGAAGAGCTGCTAGGTTTGCAGGAATTGCGAGAGCTCAGTACAAGCTACTAGAAGCTAGATACAAGACAGTCTACAAGACCAATAGAGTTGGTAAGAACGAAGCTGAGCGAGAAGCAGCCGCTATAGCTGCTGCAGAAAAAGAATACATGGCCTTAACAGCTGTTGAAGCAGTAGTTCAATTAGCTGAATCAATGGAGGCTGCTGCAAGAATATCTTCTGAGTCTTCAAGAAAGCTGATAGACAAAGTCCAGAACATGCAAATAGCAACAGCTAGAGAAGACAAAGGGTTTTTGTCTGATAAAGATTTTAGTACATTTTAGGAGACACTATGTATATAGGACACTATAAGTCCGTTAACTCTAGTGAAGAATTTTATTCTTCGATTAGAGAAAATTTAGATTTTCCAACTCAGGCAGAGTACAACAAATCTCGATACTTACTGCAGGTAACTTATTCAGTTCCTTCTAATTCTATGGAGAAAAGAATTATTGCTAGAGCAAAAGAGTTGGGCATACCAACTAATATCAAGGTAGACTAGGTTTTGTATGAGCATTGAAGTTTTTTGCGATGGAGCATCTAGGGGACAGGGTCAGAAAAAAGTTGGTGAAGCTTCATGTGCAGCTGTGATCTATAAGAATAGAAAAAAGGTTGCACAGTTTGCTAGAGGTTTAGGACCTAGGTCCAATAACGAAGCAGAGTACGAGGCAGTTATAGCAGGATTGCTTATGTGCTCTATGTCAGATTTAAAAGATCCAATAATTTATACTGACTCAGCTGTTGTGGCAAATCACATTTCTGGTCAATGGAGATGTAAAAACGCCTCACTTCTCCCATTGCTTATGACGGTTGAAGACATCAGACAAGAGTATCCATTTAGAGTTCTTCAGGTTCCTAGGGCTTTTGTCTGGGAAGCAGATATGTTAGCCAATGAATTTTTGGATCAACTAAAAGAACGAAAAGCACAAAACACCGATAAGCAAGTGCTATAATATTGATATTATGTTACAAGATTTTAGAAAACAACAACCAATTATAATAGGACTAGCGGGTAAAGCGGGTAGCGGTAAGACTTCCGTGGCTGAGCACCTTGTGCCCAAGGGTTCTATGGAAACATCAATGCACGGAATGAAGTGGGATCACATATTCTACGCTCTACCGTTGTATGAATTATCATCCATCAAAAGATCTATAATGGGGATAAATCAAAATAACAGACAGCTGTATGCCATACATGATGTGCTATTCAGTCTATACGGTGGTTCTCCACTAGGAAACATGCCAGGGTACGAAGACATCGTTGTTAGAACAAAGCAGATCTACTCCCTCAACATAGAACCTGAAGGCTATAAGCCTAGATCATTCCTGCAAAAAGCTGGAGATATATGTAGAGATGGCTTTGAAGATTGTTTTGCCAAGTGGGGCATATCTAAATCTCTTAAACTATATAAGTCTTATCATAAGTCTGTACCAGAAGATGAAGAAGAACTCCCCTTTGCAGTTATTATTTCTGATGTAAGATTCTTGAATGAGGCAGAGAAAATATTGGATCAACCAAACGGAATTGTGATATGCTTTGATGCCGATCAACAAACTCTAGATGAAAGAATTTTGAAAAGAGATGGAAGACTTATGAGCGATGAACAAAGAAATCATAAGTCAGAACAAGAAATGGAAATGATACAAAGAGTGGCTACTCACACTATACACACAAGTAATATGACTGTACAAGAACAGGCACTAGAAACCCTTAAAGCTATTGGTTTACTAAAGGAACAAAATGCCTAAGGTAAGTCAAAACGCACACGAACAATCAATAGACTCTCCAATAAACCAGGTGGTAAACTTAATGGCTCAAGAAGTAACAATATCAACAAATCCAGTATTTATATGTGGCGTAAACCGCAAAATTAATATCGGCAATTTTGAAAACATAGATGTATATGCAGGGGTAACAATACCCTTGGTGAACATAGACCCCTCAGACAAGGAAGCTTTGTCCGAGGCAATTAAAGAAGCTGCTGCAGACGGCTTTGCTTTGGTCTCTAGAGAAACGGGTGAGCGATACACTCTAATCAAGGAATCTCAGCAGGGTAAATAATATTGTCTAATACTTGCTTTTGATAAAAAAAGGGTGTATTATAAAGGTTGAATTAATTCAACTTATAACAAGAGGTAAAAAATGATCAAAAAGTTAGCTAACAAATTAAGCTCTCTTCTTCTTTCTTTTAAGAAAAAGAGTCCTAAATCTGCTCAAGATAAAGTCATCAATTCTATCATTGATAGAGCTACAAAAGACATTTCAGATGTCGCAAAAGTAGCTGATGAGGCTGTTTCCAAGGTCGCTAAAACAGCAACCGAAGAAGGCAAGAAAGTAGCAAAGGCTGTTGAGACCAAGGTTCCAAAGTCAACTACTAAAGCCAAGCCTGCTTCTGAGACAGTAAAGCCTAAGGCTAAACCAAAGAAGAGCGCTTAATCTCAATCTTATTAAAGACCCCCTTAGATTTAAAAGTTTAAGGGGGTCTTTTTTTTGTTACTATACTACTTATGTCTAAAGCTCAATTCAGAAGGATAATTAAAGGCAATTGGTCTAATCGTGATCAGCAAAAAGGGGAAGACGCTGTTGAGTATCAGCAAGAAGAAAGCAGTTTTGTCCCAGCAGAAGAAGATCTAGTGACCGGTTAAGTCAAGAAGAAGAAGTAATGGCGATACAAAAAGTGATTAAGATAAGTGGTTTCAATTATGTAACTAAACCAAAAATGGGCACAAGTAATGTGTCCACTGGTTTGTTTCTCAATGCGTACGGAGAAAAAAAACTAGCAAAAGTTTCTAAAAAACAAAAAACAAAAACGAAAGGCAGAACCAAAAATGGCAAAAGCAAAAAGTAGTTCTACGCCAAAAGGTGGAGCAGCTTCAAAGCTAACTCCAGGCTTTATTTATGGGACAATGTCTAACGCCTCAACTCCCCCAGCTGCTGGCAAAAGCAAAAAAAGTAAACCCTGATTAAGACAACAAGATGGAACCAACTATAACTGTTGCCTTAATCGCTGCCTTAGGTGCTATCCTAGCTTCCTTGGTGCAAAGAGGCAGAAAAGAAAACAAGGATGACCACAATGTGGTGGCTAACTTGCTTGTAAATGTAAAGGATGATATCATACATTTGCATCATAAACTTGATCACTTAGATGAACAAGTTGATAAGGTCGACGATAAGATTGATGTACATCTTAAATCTCATCGTGGAAAATAAATACTAGTATTAAATCAAGGAGAAAATAAAATGGCAGCAAAAAAAGCCACAGGTAAAATGTCAAAAGGCGGAAACCTTTCTGCTCCAGATCCAAGCGTAAGCACCGGTCAGGCAAAGCAGGGCGTTCGTCCAATTAAAGACACTAAAGGCAAGAACATCGAGAAAAAAGGTACTTCGGCTCCTAAGCCATCAGTAAGTACTGGCCAAATGAAGATGGCTAAGCGTCCAATCAAGGACTCTAAAGGAAAAGTTATCGGCTGATAACTCTCTTTTTGAGATGACATTTGATAATGGGGGTGGTACTATATATGTATCACTCCCATTAACTTATTAAAGGACTATTCATGGCAGCTAAAAAAAGTTCAGACAAAAACTGGATAGCTGGAGCGATTAAGAGACCCGGCGCTTTTACTGCTAAAGCTAAAAAAGCTGGAAAATCAGTTGCAGGAATGGCAGCAGCTGTTACCAAGAACCCAAGCAAATATAGTCCAAGAACTGTCAAGCAAGCAAACCTTGCTAAGACACTTAGAAAAATAAATAAAGGAAAATAAAATGGCTGCAAAGAAACCAAAATCATCTGTATACAATAATGCTAACAAAGTTTTAAAAGATGAAATCGATGGATCAAAGGTTGCTCCAAAGGTAAAGAAGTATGGGCGTGAGGCATCAGATGCTAAGACGTTCAGCTCAAAAATTAAAACAACAAACAAAAAGAAAAAGTAGGATAATATTATGGCAATGAAAAAAGCTTCCGCAAAAAAAATGATGACCAAGCCAGCTGCTAAGCCAGCTGCTAAAACAGGTGGCATGACTGCAGCACAAAAGCAGCTTCCTCCTTTTATCCAAAAAGCTATTGCAGCTAAAAAAGCAGCAAAGAAAAAATAGTACTTGGTTTAACATGGCTAAGTCTCCAACGTGGCAAACTAAAGCAGGAAAGAATCCTAAGGGTGGATTGAATGCAAAGGGGCGAGCATCTTACAATAAGGCCACAGGTGGAAACCTTAAGCCACCAGTGTCAGCAAAGCAAGCAGCCTCTAGTCCTAAGGCAGCAGCACGACGTAAGTCGTTCTGTGCAAGGATGAGCGGCATGCCAGGCCCTGCAAAAAAACCTAATGGTAAACCAACTCGTAAAACATTGGCATTAAGAAAATGGGATTGTAAATAACATGGCTAAAGTAAATAAACCAACAAAGGCAGCTTTATGGTCTTCGGCAAAATCACAAGCTAAATCTAAGTTTGACGTGTACCCTTCAGCCTATGCTAATGCATGGGCTGCAAAAAAGTATAAGTCTATGGGTGGAACATGGAAGACTGTCTCGACCAAAAAAGCAGCAAAGAAGAAATAATTTATGACCGCACAAAAAAAATCTTCTGAAAGAAAAAAAGAAATAGAAAAAGATTTAAAAAATAAAGGCTCTTTATATAAAGACGAATATAAGAAAAATTTAAGAAAGAAAAAGTAAGATGGCTGGCCCTAAAGGTGTTGGATTAACTAAATGGTTTGATCAAAAATGGGTCAATATTGGTGCTCCCAAAAAAGGAGGCAAGTATCAACCATGTGGCACATCAGGTGCTGGTGGGTCAGGCTATGCTAAATGTGTGCCAGCTGCTAAAGCAGGGGCTATGTCGCCTGCTCAAAAGAAAAGTGCAGTTACTAGAAAGAGAAAGTCTGGAACACCAGAAAAAGGTGTTAAAGGACAACCTCCCAAAAATGTTTCTACTCTTACTAAGGGTCCCAAGAAGAAAAAATAATATACTTTTTAATGTATATCAAAATTTGGGTTGTTAATTCGCCATTCTTCCTTGTCGATTATGTCATTAACAAGTGGTTGATTTTTAATGTTTAAACTAGTATTGAGCAATACTGGGACACCTGTATAATCGTTCCACTTTACTAACAAATCGTAAAGCCCTTTATGCTGATCTTGGTTTACAGTTTGTACCCTAGAAGTCCCATCAACATGAACAACAGATGGAATTAAATCTGGCTTCCTACATTTTACGGCGTATTGCATATATGGTGATTGACCATTAATTTCAAACCACTCATCTGCAAACTCCTCTAAAACTATTGGGGCAAAAGGCCTAAAAGGTTCTCTGTTTTTTATTTTGTTTACTTCATATTTTATATTTGGATCTCTTGGATCAGCTAGTATAGATCTGTTGCCTAAGGCTCTTGGTCCAAATTCTGCTCTCCCAGAAGCAACTGCTGATATTTTTTTATTCTTTAATGAATTGAACAGTTCTTCAACAGGATAAGCTCCAGGTATATTGGTACCTAAGTACGGCCCTGTCCACCTAGCATGCTTGCCGTTGACCGCGAGAGCAGCCCCTAAGCTACTTCCGGCATCACCTGGGTTGGGCATTATCCATACGTCATCCCATGTATTTAACAATTCCGTATTGGCTGAACAATTGAGGGCACATCCTCCCATGAAGACTAAGTTTCTTTTACCTGTTATTTTTTTAGCGTGGTTCATGAATTCAATTAACCTTAATTCATATACCTTTTGTACGGCGTATGCTATGTCAAATTTATCTTGATCATTCTTAATTTCAAATGGAAAATTTTTTATACCCCTATGAAAATTGTAAAGTTGTTGATCATACGAGCTAAAGACATTGTTAACATAATTGAATACAGGAGTCAACTTACCATAAGAAGCCATGCCCATTAATATGTATTCCTCAGTTCCAGGCAATAACCCCAAAAGGTTTGCAAAAGCGCTATAAAATAAACCAAAACTATTAGGATACTTCATCTTGTACTTTGATGTTATTTTACTGCCTTCACCTACCCAAATGCTAGCTGTATCAAATTCGCCAATAGCATCAATAACTACTATGGCAGCTTCATCAAAATTACTAGTATAATAACCAGCAGCTGCATGCGAATAATGGTGACTAACTTGAATTTCTTTTGCGTTAAGATCTATAATATTCTTGTATAAATTTTTATACTTTCCATTACTTCCACCGTAAATAGATTTTCTTAAAGATTTTAATTTTCTTTTTTCATAATAAGCTATAATATCTGGTCTACCAAATTGAGAGGCTTCACTAAAAATTTCTGGATTTAAACCCCAATCATTTTTAACTTTCGAGTATCTCTCCGCATGAGCTGCAAAAACTATTTCCCCATCTATTAAAACAGATAGGGCAGCGTCGTGGCTAGAATCATTAATCCCATATATTATCACGGTCTTTTAGTCACCTTAGAATTTTCTATTGTTTTTTTAGAAAGAGGTTTTCCTAAAAATCTTTCAGCGTAATGAACATGCGAATGCATTCCTGGATGATATCCGTAATCATTTGCAGCATCCCAGAAAAAAGATTGTTCTTCATTTAGAGAACGATGGGTTAGACAACGCTCGTGCTCTGTTAGGTAATGTAAATTATCTTCTTCATCCCCACTACTGATGTAGAAGTTATTGTCCATTTTATTGTAGATATAATTAGTTTCTCCATCCCAAGAAAAAAAATTATACTCTATTCCCAAATTATAAAAAAACTCTAAATAGCTAAGTGAGGTAAGTGCACTAAAAACAGCTGCCTCTAAAGGAAGGCTTCTATTGATATTAAAATAATCTTTATATATTAAAGGTTTTTGTTTCTTATTTTCGCTAAACATAAAGTTATTATGAGAATAGCTCCAATCAAAAGATGAAATTAAATTTTCTTCCTTTATTTCAGGAAACCAAAGTCTTTTTAAATCTGGTGTTAAGAATAAAATTTTTTTAGGTAATCCAAATTCTTTTATATGACATATAAAATTGTTAAATATTCTCTGAACCGACGCACCAGGATGTGATATAACATTTACTGTTTGGTTCAGCTCCCTTGCTATCAAATGTGGCCAAGTTAAGTCATATGGAATACCACAGCCAGCAGTGACTGAGCAACCTAAAGCTAGGATATCTGGATTGTGGACAAAATTAGAACCATGATGGCCATGTCTATTGACCCTGTATATCATTCTTGGGTCAGGTTTGCCCCAACCTCCGCTCTGTATAATGATAATCTTCATTCATTTCATCCTGAATATGGATTAAAGAATGATCTTCTAGTGATTTAAATTTTGTAGAATTTAATTTTGATGAAATATTTAAAAGATCTTTATTAAAGTTCATAGACTAATAGATAAAAGGTTGTTTGTTTTTTTTATTTAAAAATGGTATTTTTGATTTTAGATTTAAAAATATTGATTTAAATAATATAGATTTTTTATGGAGAAAATATTTCATTGATACTACTTCCTTGAGTTATAGATATTCAATGATACCATAGGCGATCGTAGTTTTATGCTATAATAGACTTCATATTATAGCAAGGTGTGTTATGTCAGAAGAAAGTTCATTTGATGGCTTCATGCCAATGATAGATGGGTTTAATTTGACCCCGTCTATTACTATGATGAACACTGAAGGAGAGTTAATTAAAGCTCATAGTGTAAAGATAACCACTAGAGAAGGTGTTGAATTTATTTTTAGCATAGACACAACTGATCTAATGAGGTTATTCTTTCTTATAGTGAAAGTAGTAAATCAATGATGAAATTATACATGCTAATAGGACTAATTATGATGTATTTATCCTTTCTTTGGAAAATATAATCTGATACAATATATACATGAGTGAACAAACATGGACATGGTTTTTATTTGCCATGGAATTAATAGGTATTTCTGGCAGTTATATGGTTGGAAACAAGAAATGGCAAGGGCACTTAATAGTTGCCCTTCATTCTTTCCCCTGGTTTATCTACGCAATTATATTCAATAAGCCTGGGTTTATTGCTATGTGGATGTTGTGGCAATGGGTACACTGGAGAAATATGTGGAAGTGGAAAAAAGAAAATGCATAATAAAAAAGTATCAATTGTATTAACAAGTTATAATAATCCAAAGTATTTAGCTAGAGCTATAGAATCAGTCCTCAATCAAACATATAATAATTTTGAGCTAATTATAGCCGACGATGCTTCTTCCGACAAAGAAGTAGTTAGTATTATAGAGAAATACGTTTTGCTAGATAATGTTACGGCTTTTAACTCAAACATTAAAGAAGAAGATAGATTAAAAACAGCTAGATATGCTACTCAAATAAATACAGGGGTAACACATTTTTGCACCGGAGATTATCTCATGTACCTAGCAGATGATGACTACTTCTATCCCACAATGCTAGAAAAAATGATGTCTTATGTGGACAAAACTAATCACGATGTTGTTTTTTGCGCACAACACGTAAAAGATATTGATGACAATATAGATGGTGGCGGAATTGATGGTAGAGGCGTTAGATTCTTTAATGAACCACTATTACGAGGTGCAGATAAACTAGATCATAATCAAGTCATGACAAGCCGAGTAGCATACGACGCAGTAAACGGATGGAATGACGAAGCGTGGTGTTGGTCCGGAGCAGATGCTGTCTTCTATGAAAGACTAGAAAATGCTGGCTATGTATTCTATCCAATAGATACTAATGAACCACTTCAAGCTAAGATGTACAGAGAGAATTCCGTTCAATGGAATATGACAAATGGTTTAAGTCCAGTAGGAGAAGAAGTTTTAAATGCCAACTAATTTTTGGGCCATAGGAATGGCTAAAGATGAAGCTGATATAATCGATCACACTATGTATCATTTTGCTGCGAACGGTGCAGCTGGGATAATAGTTGCTGACAATCTTTCTAAAGATAATACTAGAGAAAAAATGGAAGAAGCTAAAGCTAATATAGCAAAGTATAATCCAGACATTAGGGTAATTATTGTAGAAGACAACGTTGTTGCCTACACTCAATCCGATAAGATGACAAATCTTGCTTCTATGGCAAAGGATAATGGTGCCCAATGGGTTATTCCTTTTGACATCGATGAGATATGGCACGCACATGGCAAGACTCTGCAAGAAGCTTTTGAACTATTGGACCAAGATGGAGTAGACGTTTACAAGGCATTATATACAAATCATTCAATCACAGAATTTGATCAACCTGGAACTTCTCCTTTTCACTCAATGCAATGGAAGTGGAATCTGCCAACAAATCATAAGAGTTGTTTTAAGTTCAGAGATGGCGATAGCTTTGTAAGAATTTCGAATGGAAATCATTTAGTGCAGCACAACGGCTGGGACATTGGGGCAAATGTAAAAACCGTATTGGATGATTATGGTCACGATAAGATTATTTTTGGACCTCAGCTTTTAGAAATTAGACATTTTCAATGGAGATCGTTAGATCATTTCATCAAAAAAATATTAAATGCTTATGAGTCATGCAAGGCTCTAGGTCCTGGAGCAGACTTATATAACGGAGCTGCTTGGGCAGAACATTTTATTATATATGAATCTGAAGGGTTGGATGGTTTAGTTAAGTTCTTTCAAAAAAATGTATTAGTAACAGGTGACACGGGATCGATGATTAATGATCCGGCACCCATAAAGGAGTTGCCATTATGAATAAAATATCATTGGTAGTAATTACTGACGGAAGACAAGCTTGCATTGAGCAGACTATAGATAGATTCAACGAGGTCATTAATTATGATTTTTTTGAAAAGTTAATAATTAACGATTCTGGAGATCCAAGATACCATAGTTTTTTACTTAATAGATTTCCAGATTTTAAAGTAGTATCACATGAGCAAAGAAGAGGATTAGCTGGAGCAGTTCAATCAGCTTGGAGTTCTGTTAATCCTGAAGTTGATTATGTTTTTCATTTAGAAGATGATTTTATATTCAACAAATCAATAAACATAGCACACATGGCATTTTTGTTAAGACAGAATCCACACCTTGTTCAAATGGCCTTAGTACGTGCATCAGTTAATCCTCCTGAAGAAGAAGTAGGTGGATTTGTATTTCAACACCTCGCCGATTATTTTCAGAAAGAAGATTACTTTGAACATGGTAGACTTTTTACCTTGAATCCGTGTTTGTATCCAGTCTCAACAATTAAAATGGGTTGGCCAGATCACGGCGGAGAATCTGAGTTTACAACAAAGGTACATTCTATAGATAACAATCATAGATTTGGTTTTTATGGAAACATCTATGATGAACCATTGGTTACTCACATAGGCGGAAGAAGAAGTGAAGGTTGGTTCCTGTAATGACAAGCAATATAGTCGTAAATAAAAATAATCTATCTTTCATTGTAGAAGATAGTGAAGAATTACATCAAGATAAAGATTATAATTTTTGGTCAGAAAAATATTCTTCTTGGGAGCCAGGAACATTTAAAGTTTTAGATACTTATTTATCAAAAGATAAAGATTATCTAGACATAGGAGCCTGGGTTGGACCAACTGCTATATATGGATCTATTATTTCTAGAAAAGTAATTGCTGTTGAGCCAGATCCTGTAGCACATAAGATTTTGCAAAAAAATATAGATCTTAATTCAATTCAAAACATAGAGGTAATAAACAAAGCTGCTTCAAAATTAGAGCACGCTTTTTTGGAGTCTAGTCATTTTTTTGGCGACTCAATGACTAGAGTTTCAGAAAGAAATGCAGGATCTAATGCTATTGAAACAATAGGTTTAGATACATTGATTTCTATGGGAGATTTTTCTTTAATTAAAATTGATATTGAAGGACATGAATTCAGTTTAATTAAAGAATATATAGATGTATTAAACGAATGTAAGATACCACTTTTGTTATCTGTACACGCGCCATTTTTTGGCAATGGTGAAACACTGATGAAAGATCTTCTTAATGACATGTCCAGTGTGAAGTCAGTCTTAAACGAAGATGGTGAAGAAATTAATAAGGAAACTATAAGTAATAGTTTTGGATCATATCTCTTTATCTGGTAGTTGTATGGACTTAGTTATTATTGGAGCTGGTGGACATTCTAAAGATCTAGAATACTTAGCTTCTTCTGACAAGTATGAATATTGGAATGTCATAGGACACCTGGACGATGATCCGTTTGTGAATAATGGCAACCTACTTGGCGATGTATCGTTTGTACATTTTCTTTTAGATAAATATCCCAACCTAAAATACACCATAGCCATTAACTCTTCTGCAATAAGAAGACGTATAGAGTCAAGCATAGGGAAACTCGATCGTGCTGCAAGCCTGATACATGAAACAGCTGTAATAGGAACACAATGTCATTATCAAAATGGACTAACAATGGGTCCATATTCTGTCTTAACCACTAGGGTAAATGTTGGAGCACATGTACACATTAATACTGCTGCCTCCATCAACCAGTCGAGCACGATAGGGGACTACTGTACTGTTAGTCCTGGGGCTAGAATCTGTGGAGATGTTAACATCGGAGAAGCTACATCTATAGGGGCTGGTAGTGTTATTGTTAACTTTAAAAATGTAGGGAAAAATTGCACGCTAGGAGCAGGAACGGTTGTTATAGATCACATAGGTGACGACGCTACTGTAGTTGGAGTTCCTGGCAGGGAAATCAAAAGATTTGGTGAGTATATTTAGTCGTTACTATAATAGTATACTTAAGATTAAAAGGAGAAATAAAATGGCAAGAAAGTATTCGTACTATCCAAGTTTTGACGGAAAAGGCGCACAGCCAGGAACTAAAAAACTAGCAGAGCTTTGTGGTAAAAGATGGAAAGCCACCAATATGGGCATCTATGTCGCTAGATTGATGCGCAACTCTCATACTGAAGGCAAGAAAATTGGTGACCCAGGAATGGAAAAATATATGAGTGTTCACGCCACTGGAGCAGCCGTAGACCTTGGTTATTCAGACCGCAAGGTTGGCGTAGCTATGTGGGACTGGTTCCTAGCCAATACGGAAGCTCTTGGTATCGAGGAGATTCACGACTATGCTTTTGACGCAAATGCAACAGATAAAAAACCTGGCTATGGAAGAGGCTATCGCTGCAGCCGTGGAGAAGGTGCAAAGGGCGTAAAAATTTTTACTGCTACCGATAACGCTGGAAGTTTTGGCGGTAAGTGGTTGCACATAGAACTTTCACCAGAGATGGCTAAAGATGCTGCTAAGTTTGAGGCTGCATGGAGAGCATTACCTAAGCCAGGTGCATAATAAATGCATAAGGTAATAGAAAAGTTTTCAAGTGAACTACTAATTGTCATCATGCTTGGCCTGGTGTCAACTACTACAGCTTGGGCAGCAATTCAATCTTCTCTTCATGGGGGCAGAGCGGGAGATGCCAGTTCTGAATACGCTGTTGTTTTAGCTGACGCAAATAATATGTGGATAACCGCAGAAGTCAAGTATAGAGACGACTTAACCGTATGGAAAGACAAGCAAGTCCGTGTACTCGTAGACGGTGTTAGTACCGATGATATCTATGAGGACATAAAGACATTCAATGGCTCTGCCGAGTTGTACGAGTTTGCGATGCCTTGTTTTATTGAGAACCCGAAAGGGCAACTACCAAGCTGCAAACCTTACATGGACGAACTATACGATCCGTACCAAAAAAGATTTGCCGATAGTGACTACTGGTTAAATGAAGCCAAAAATGAGGGAAGAAACAGTAACACACTTCAAATGCTTACAGGAATGTTTGCTGTTGCTTTGTTTCTTTTAGGTATTACCACTGTCATGAAGATAAAAAAACTTGTTGCCTATCTAGTGTTATTTTCAATAGCCCTGTGGTTAATTGGCCTTAGTTTTTTATTGAGTGTTCCAACAATATTCTCCTAATGATTAAAGGTATAATTATTTTGATTATACTTGCGTGGATGCTTGCAATGCCTGCAGCTCTTATAGCAATAATTCTAGACACAATAAAAAAATCAGAAACAGATTTTGATATAGATTAGTGTGATATACTAGCCTCCTTGCAACGGAGGCCGGTGCAAAGCCCCAGTAGATTAATTTCTGCTGGGGCTTTTCCCTTTTGGCCGCCGCAAAAATATTAATCAGCCCTTACTATTAGTATTGAACATCGGAGGGCTGACTGATGAGACTAAAACCACGTCGTGGATCATGGATCCTTGTATTATTATTTATAATAGCTTGGGTTTTTCCAATGACAGCAACTGCTACCAGCAGTTCTGTTTCTATATCAAATGCTGGGTTTGAAGACGGCACGCTAACTGGATGGTCTAGAGGATCACAAACTGGGACACTTGGCACTTCAATCAACGGTGGCGGAACTGGTGTAACAATATTCAATGGCTCTAGAACATTTACTCATGGCGCAAATGGAGCAATGGGCAGTCCAACGATTAATAAACCAATCCCGAACACTGTCCCGCAGCAATACGAAGTAGTTGACAACCCTTACTACGCTCCAGCAGTTGCTGCAGGCAGTTGGACATTTTCCCCAAAGGGTGGAACATACGCTGTTGCTCTGCAACCAAAAGGTGAGCAAACATTTACTCAAGCTACGGCTGCACTTGGGCTTTCTGGAACTCAAACATCTCAGATAGCAACTATGTTGTCATCACAAGCACAGGCATCTGGCTTTGGCAGTGGCAATCCAACTGATGCAGCATGGATTACTCGTGAAGTTCAATTAACTGCTGGTATTACATACACAATGTCTTGGAACTATATGGCAACTGACTATGTTCCATTTAATGATGGATCTATTACGTCTCTTGTTCCTGTCACCGTTGCGTCGACTCCAGCAATCACAGTTAATAACTTTAATCAGTCGTACGCACTGTTAGGATTTTCTAACCCTGGCACAGGTGACTACTCGACAAACTCCTACGGTGCTACTGGTTGGCAAGTATCAACATATAAAGTATCTGTTACTGGAACTTATAAATTAGGCTTTACATCGTTCAACTTGGATGACCAAGGCTTGCCACCGGTACTGATGGTTGATGACCAAATAGGAACAACACTGTCTTGCAATCAATCTGGTGGTTCATGTGCGGTCTTTGGTGGAGTTGAGCCAAACAACGAAACAGCCCCAACTCTGCCACCAACCACTACAACAACGTCTACTACAACAACAACAACTACGACTACAACCACAACAGTACCAGATACAACGACCACAACTACTGCACCTTACTTTAATTCAATCCAAAATTTAACAGCCATAGCAAATGACGATGGAAGTGTGACCTTGAGTTGGGATGCACCAGATGCAAGTAATACGCAGCCGTATATGTACAGTATTCTTTTTTATAATTTAGATAACAACATAGAATCTGGGGGTTGGGGTGTTTGGACATATGCTGCAAATACTACTTATGTGATTGATACTTCAGGTCAAACTGGCTATGGTTCTGTACGATTTAAAATTCAAGCAGGTACCGCCCCATGTGTGGGCGAGGGAATAGGGAACTGTTTGTATGGTCCTCAGGAAGTTGCTGATGCAACAACATCAGATCCGGCTACAACCACCACAACCACAGTCCCACAAGTGCCAACAGGCACAACTACAACAACTGCACCAGAGGTTGTCCCTCCCCCTGTCGAAACTCTTCCAACAGAAAACACTACTGTTTCAATTCCAGACCTAGATCTAACTCCAGTTTCAACGCCAGAACCAGAAACAATAACGACTACGCCAGTTTCGCCACCTGTAACAACCATTATTGAAACAATATTTGAACCAGTAGATACGCCTGAAGTTATTCCTGCAATTCCAGAAGAAACAACACCAATTGTTATACCTGAAGATCCAACTCCAGAAATAATAGTTCCTCAAGATACACAAGACGCTGCAGACACTGCAGTAGAAGACATATTTGATGGACCCATGTCTAACGCAGGAATTGCAGATGCTGTTGGCGATTTAGTTGCAGATGCCGGTACACCAGAAGAAATAACAGCAATAGTTGGCTCTCTTCTGGATCAAGAACTTTCAGATACTCAGTTTGCGACCGTCATTGATTCAGTGTTTGATGGACCCATGTCTGATGACAACTTCGCTGCTGCTGTAAATACGGTCTTTGAAGACCCAACTAAACTATCAGATACTCAGTTTGAAGATGCTGTTACAGCAGTCTTTGATGGTCCATTGTCTGATGCCCAGTTTGAAGACGCAGCCGTTGCAATATTTGAAGATGTTAAAACTCTGAGCGATGAGCAGTTTGATGCTGCAGTACAAGCAGTCTTTGAGGAGCCACTAACAACTGAACAATTCAGTGCTGCTCTTGATGCCGTCTTTGATGAGCCAATTACTGATGAAAAGTTTAGCTCAATCATCGACGCTGTTTTAGACGAGCCACTTTCTGATGAACAGTTTGAGGAACTGGTTGGAGTCTTGGAGTCGGACACCATTACAGAAGACCAGGTCTCTGATGCAGTTGATTCGGTTATTGAAAACGGCGTTACAGAAGACCAAGCTACCGACCTTGCCACCAGTGAGAAAGTCTTGGAGAGCATTGACACAGATCAGGCAGCTGAAATCTTTGATGCTATCCCAGTTGGTGACCTATCTGTAGCAGAGGAAGCAGCCTTGGTAGCTGCAGTTTCTGATGCCCCAGATGAAATTAAAGATGAATTTGAAACTCAAATTGACGTTTACGGAGAAGGTCTTGACGACTATGTGCCAACTGGATCCCAGGTAGACGTGGGATCTCGTAGAACTCTCTTGGCTGCTACAGCAGCTCTATCAGCAGCTACGGTTGGCGTGGGAGCAGGAACTGGGTCATCTGGTCCATCAGGCGGTTCAGGAGGCTCTGGTGGGGGTTCAGGAGGCTCTGGTGGGGGTTCAGGAGGCTCTGGAGGGGGTCCTGGCGATGGCAGCAATACTAACGGTCGCAAGGAAGATGAGAATCCAGACGGCGAAGAAGAGGACACTGAAATAGAGGGTCCCGAAGATCAAGAAGATAACCACTTCACAAGAAACAGTATATTTAAATACGAGGAGGAAACAATGAAAAGGAAATTTAGTCCATGGGGCTTTATTAAAAAATTCTCAAGGGAGACTTCAGCACTAGCTTTTACCATATCAGGTAGCGTCGTAGTGTTTGCAACTCTGTCTGGGGAAACTAGAAAGATTACGATCATAGCTACAGGTTGTGCCTTCTTGGTTCACTATGTCCATGCGATGATTAAGAATGATGAGGATTAAATGAAGACCACATATAATATAATCCTAAGAATAGTAGCTACCTTTGCAGCATCTGGCCTTGGTGTCATCGGTGCTGGTGCAATTGCTGGCGTTCCTATATGGAAGGCTTGTTTCATGGCCGGTATGGCTGGAGTCGCTACAGTAGTAGAAGGTTTGTCTAGAGCATTTTTGGATGACGGCAAGTTAACTACCACAGAAATCAATCAAGTTTTTACTAAAGTAGACAAAAAAGCACAAAGCTAATTACTATATTAGATAAGCTCGAGGGCTTTTAATTTAGAAAGGTTTGGTTGAGGCCAATGCCCAATTTTTACAATCTTTTACGTGCACGTAAATTTAACACCACAGCAGACACAGCTTTGGAGATAGCCCCATATGGAAGTGCTACACCAAACTTCTCTATAGATGCAGGTGGCAAACTAAGATGGAGTTCTGGATCAGCTACTGCTGATACGACTCTTTATAGATCAGCTGCTAATGTTTTAAAAACAGATGATAGCTTTGACATAGCTTCAGGTAAAACATATAAAGTAGATGGAACAGATGTTTTATCTGCTACCACTCTTGGCTCTTCCATTACAGGTTCTTCACTGACTTCAGTTGGCACTCTGTCTACCCTAAGTGCTGCTACAGCAAGCTTTACTGGTCCAACCATAATCAGCGGCAGGACAGACATACAGCAGATTCGAGAAGTTGTAAATAATATAACAATATCATCAGGCACACTCACCTGTAATTATAATACTGGTGGTATATTTTACGTTGATGCTGGAGTTGGGGCAACTACATTTACTGTAGATATAACAAACCTACCCACAGATAATAATTATGCAGTTTCTGTTACGCTTATAGTGAAACAAGGTGCAACACAAGGCATTCCTACTGTCATCAAAGCCGATGGTTCTACTGTGACACATAAATGGGCTAATGCAAACGCTGCTCCAACTGCTTCTGCTTCAACGAAGATAGATATATTTACATTTACACTTCATAGAGTAGCCAGTGCTTGGGTTATACTCGGTAGCTATAGTTTAAACTACTAAGGAAAAATAATGCCTTTTATTTCTTCTATGGCAGCCAGCAAAGGGCGGAAGGCTATTTGGTCTTGGGGCTAAACCAGTCGCACCAACAATTGGAACAATAACAACTTCAATAAATTCGCCAGCTACAGTTTCTACTCCATCGTTAACTCAAGATAATAACAATGCAACATTTTCTTGGTCATCTCCGGGAGCAACTGGGGTGTCGCTAAGTATTCCTTTTACCGCTGGGAATAACAACGGTCTTCCTATAACAAATTATTATTATTCTACAGACAATGGTTCTACATTCAAATCTGCAGGAACTACGACCTCTCCAATTACGGTGACTACAGTTAGCTCATCTTCAGCAGCTCTTGCAGCATCTACTACATACACTATTATGTTATATGCCGTTAACGCAGCTGGCAATAGTGCAAATTCTTCAAGTTCTAATAAAACTACTTTAGCCCAAGTAACTTCTTATGATATACAGGTATACAATGGAGTTACGCTAGTAAATACATATACTAATGTAACTTCCCCCTATAATGTTGATCATTACCATAGCACCGCTGCTTACAACGCTAAAGTTAGGGCCAATAATGCAAATGGAGCTGGATCTTACAGTACGGCTTCGTCTACAGCAACAGGTTGGGGATACAGTTCTTATGCGAATGATGCTGCCTGTAGCGTTGATTGCACAGCTGCCTGCACAGCTGCTTGCACAGCCAGCTGCACAGCTAGCTGCACAGCTGATTGTAGTGTGGCTTGTACTGTAAGTTGTACTGATTCAAGTGGTTGTGCGTCTTGTGGAACTAAAACTGGAAGTAAAGCAGGAACTCAACCAGGAACTAAGGCTGGAACTACGGCTGGAACTACGGCTGGAACTACGGCTGGAACTACGGCTGGAACTAATACCGGAACTAAAACAAGAACTTGCTACAAGTGGACTAGAGGGGCAACAGAAGACTTAGGTTATGATTGTGGTTCTTATGGAGCTTGTGGTAGCTTTGCAGGCTGCGTCAGTAGCGGTGGAGCCTGTACCAGTAGCGGTGGAGCCTGTACCAGTAGCGGTGGAGCCTGTACCAGTAGCGGTGGAGCCTGTACCGGTGGCGGTGGAACTTGCTCCTCTACTGCCGGTGGAAGTTGTACTGCTACTGCTGGTGCAACTTGTGGCAGTTTGGGCGGATGCTCGGGTTCATGGGCATCAACAGCCGATGGAGGTGTTCTTGCAATTTCTGGAGGAAGCTACCCTTATGCTACATATAGTGTTTTCAACCCGACCGGGTGGGTATACTGTGATTCAGCTGGGAACCTAGTGTATGAAGGAGTTGCCCCCGGATTAGCGTGTTATGACTCGTGGATGGGGCCAGTCGATGTAGAGAAATGTAATCTTGGTGGATATCGTGCTGTCGGTGGCGATGTTTGCAGATATCCCGACTTCTAAACAACGAAATGGATTTTATTAAATACTTTATGCTTATACTAGACAATAAAAAAGGAACATGGTAAAATGGATTTTATGAAATATTTTATGCTAATACTAGACAATGAAGTAGTTGGGGAGCTTCCTAATCGAGGTATTTACCAGCAAAAAGACGAAAACGCGTTTGCTGAAAAGTTGTATGCAATTTTGAGTAGTAATCCCAGTGTAATAGCTACGGATAGCTTGATTCCAGAGGGCTATGTTTGGGATGGACAAAACTTTAATCCTCCTGTAGAATAGTACTATGACTACACCTTGGCAAGAATGGAAAAAGAAAAACGCAGAACGTCAGGAGACTGGCGTTGTACGTCCATGGGATTTTGCTAATCCAGATACAGAATATGTAACTGATGATGAACAAGAGTATAGATACTCTGTTTGTCAGGATTGCCCCCATCTAACGGTAGCTAAAACATGTACAAGATGCGGTTGCTTTATGCCCGCAAAGACTAAATTACTACACGCTACTTGCCCTATAGGTAAGTGGGGAGTAAAGCCCTAGTCTTCTTCTTCGTCATCGTCGTCGTCGTCGTCTTTTTTACTACCGTTGACTACGCCATCTGGAATAGCAGCAAGGCGGCAGTAACCGCCATCTTGTACCTTTTGCTTAACGATCTTACAGACTCCAGAGCCCTCATACTGAGAACAGTTACTGCACATAACTCCAATGCTAGCGTTGTCGTTCTCGGATGCTTCAACATATCCAACCCAAATACCATTGCCGTCGCTATTAGAAAGCTTGCCATATTTTTTAGCAATAGATCTTAAAGCATTAACAAACTCTTGTTCAGCTGGAGCCATCTTGTAATTTGTATTTTTTACCATTTCAGTAAGCCAATAATTTTTCATTTGTTTTCCGTTCTTAAAATTTCAGTAAGGAGATTATCCATCTGACATTAATTGTTCCCTCATTTGTCGTTCTCTATTATAGTCTGCATCAACCTTCTGTTGATTGCCCTTTAATCTTTCTGCAGCCCAACCGGCACCAGCAGCCAAAGCAGCAAGTCCAGCTACTCTAACATTCTTAGATCCTTTAGTCCCCTTCGCTACATTGCCTGCTAGCTGTTTACCATAACTCATTAACTCATCCATAACATTCATGGATTTTGTAACCTTAGTAGCAGTGTGTGCTCCAGCCGGTGGCATACCATGTCCAGCCCCCTTAAGAGCTTGCTGTGCAACAGCTGAAGCATTCGGAGTAGGGGGAAGAGGAAGAGGGGGAGCAGCTTGTTGAACAGCCTGATTAACAGCTGCACCAACGGAAGAAGTTGAAGCAGTTGGAGTGATAGAAACGTGTGGTGCTGGCTTTCCGTACTCTTACTCCATTCTTTGGAGTCCCTTTTACCTGACCATCATTACTAGTTTTTGGGCCAATTGCTCCTTCTGCTTTTTCTTTAGCAATTTCTTCTGCTTTTTCTTGAGCCTTTTCTTGAAGAGCATCTTGAATAGATTCAGGACCTGCTTCTCCAGCAGACGCTTCTAAATCCCCTTGAACAATTTCTTGTTGGTCTTCAGTAGTTGGTTGCGCAAGAGCTTCACCCTTATTACTTGCTACCTCTGCAGCTAGAACATCCCCTTTATCTTTAACCTCCATTGCTGGAACAGAACTCGGCGCAGGATCATCAGGATGAATTCCTCTAGCCCTTAATTGTTTTTCAGTGGCGCGTAGACTACCTTCAGATGTAGGCAAAAAAGCTTTCCCGTCAGGATCTATGATTAACTGCTTTTCATAGTTAGTTTTAACGCCTTGGTAAAAAGACAGCAACTGATCATCGCTCATATTGTCATAATTAGCTGGAACCATTGTCCTATTACGACCGGCTGCAGTTACATTGTCATCTGCCATATTTTAATACCTTTGGTAAAGATTATATTGATGCGGTTTCTTTAGCTGGAATGCATCCCCTGCAGCAATACATAGAGCTGTTGTCTTCGTAGACTATTCCTTTAACTAAACTTTTTTTACAAGAAGGACAAACAAATGGTCTTTCTGGAACACCATAATACATTACAGCTTTTCCTGGTAAATCTTTTTTAACTTCTTTAACAGTTGTAATATTTCTTTTAGCTGGCTTCTTTGCTGCCATAACATACCTCCACATATTGGTTTAACATCTAAATAGTAACCAATATATGAAGGTAGTTTAATTTAAAGAATTAAACTCTCCAGAGCCATTCAGGATGAGCTTTAGTCCACTCGACTGTTAACTCTAAAGATCTCTCAAGAGCCATAGGAGCTACCCATCCAGCATCTGCAAGCTTTGTTCCATCTAGTGCATAACGAAGATCATGTCCTGGTCTTGTTGTGTGGAAGTCCTCAAATGTAAAACTCAATTCCTTGCCCCAGTACATAGCTACAAGCTGAGCCATCTCAAGATTATCAATCTCTTTTTCGCCAACGATATGATACTTATCTGGTCTATCCGCATCTGGATAAGATGTAGCTGGTAGATTCTTCAAGATGAACACTAAAGCATCAGCCTGGTTTCTTGCGTGCAAGTAGAATCTTGATCCAATGTTTTCAGGAGTGCCGTGTATTGTCATTGGTATATCTTTCTCAAGACAATACATAATCTTTGGAATAAACTTCTCAGGATCCTGACGCTCACCAATAATATTCATAGTGTTAGTAATCACTACTGGAACACCAAAGGTACGCCAGTAAGATATGCATGCAGCTTCTTGTGCAGCTTTAGATCCAGAGTATGGGTTAGATGGAAGGATGGTATCCCATTCTTTGTGAGCATATCCCTTTGGAGCCGGACCATATACCTCATCTGTAGAGACCTGCAAGAATACTTCTGGTTTGATCTTACGTGCAAGCTCTAGCATGTTAACTATAAGTGCTACGTTATTAGTTATGAATGGAGCTGGATCTGTAATTGATCTATCTACATGTGAATCAGAAGCCATAGAAATAATATAATCAATATGACCCATGTCTTTAATCATTACGTCAGAGAATGGAACAGTAAGATCATGAGTGATTAGTTTTACTCGATGCTTATTTTCTTCCCATGATTTGATAGAAGTAATTCTATCTGTCACTCCACGGTGACGGAATGAATCGCTAATGACGACATCCCAATCTGTTGTTTTAAAAATATGTTCTAATGTGTGATGTCCTACAAAACCACCAGCACCTGTTAGTAATACTCTTTTGCTCATTTTATTTTCCTTTTTAAATTTCATCTTCATCATAAAAAATATCTTCCTTTACTTCATAACTTTCTATCGGAATGCCATAAAGTTTGGTAACAAGAGCAGAACATAATCTCGGCTTGTAGCCAAAAACGCCAATAGAGTTGTGCCCTTCGGCTCTCTTCTTGGCTATTTCGTACCACTCTTCTTTGCCATATTTTTCTTCACCATCATACCATTTTTTTTCACCTTTAGTTGAATGTTTCAAATACATTCTAACTAAAAATTTACTACTCTTTTTTATTCCATCAACCGCATGAAAGTAAGGTTCGCCACCTGGGTATAAGGGTGAGCCAGAAGGGAATACAATTATCTCTCCAGCTTGTGGTTTATACTTAATTATTTCATCACCTATAGAAAACATTATCTCCCCACCCTCATAATCATCATTCATATATGTTGTAGCAGTTAATAAGAATTTTTCCCCCGGCCAATACCATTCCCCAATCCCATAGTCAGTGTGGTACTGCATAGTCTTGCCTTCGCCAGTATCTACTCCTGGATTATATCTACCTATATTTTGATCTGATATATAAGAGTTTTCTGGCAAGGTCACATCATTAATGGCTACATAATTACTAATTGCAGCTGTTACTGCTTCATTAAGTCTAATATGTAATAATAACTCTTGTTCATATAAATCAAAATCATAACTAATACCATTATCAAAAGATTCTTTAATATCTTGTATTATAAATTTGTAATATCTTGAACTACAATATTTTCCAAACACAAACCAATCAGTCCATTTAGAATAAACACCCTTGCCCTGCGATTCATTTTCTGATTTTTTCATTATAGTGTGAAGGCTTTTATGGTCCGGAAATAAATTAGTATATACAAAAATTTTAGGATAAATTTCTTTGTATGTTAGATCTAGACTTTGCATACAAAAACTTAATCTTCTAGTGAGTAGAAGTTGGTATAAGAATACTTAGCGCCTTTAATTATAGGATTAGTATAGTGTGACTTAAGGGCATCAAAGAAGATAACCATTCCTCTTCTTGGAACTAGAGTCATTAATTTGTTTATCAATAAATCTTTACTCACTTCACAAAATATCAATTCTCCACCAG